GAGAGGGGAGTTAAGGCTCCCTTCTCAGCTTTTCTAAAATATTTTGGTTTAGCCCTTGACAAAGTGGCATTTAATATGTTATACTTATAGTAGAGGTATTTTAGGGTTTTAAGTTATTTTAATAGCTAATAAAGGAAAATAAATGTCAAAGAAATTAAATCCAGATAGAGAATTAGTAATACAAAAATATGTAATTGAGAATAAATCTATTAAGCAAGTTGCTTTTGAGTTGGGATTAGGTAAAACAACTCTTAGTAGATACTTGAAAAGATATAAAATTGAGAAACGTGATAGATACGAGTTGCATAGAAAAATATTTTCTGGTAAAGGTAATCCAGCCTTTAAATATCGTATTACTAAAAAATTTTTAATTAAAGAGTATATCGAAAATGCGTTGTCACTTAGGCAGGTAGGAAAACTATTAGGATGTGATGTAGACACCATATTAAGAAATATTAAAAAATATGGAATACCTACTAGGACTATGAAGGAGTCATTGAAGGGCAAGTTTCCTAGAGAAGTTAATACCCGTTTTAAACATAAAATTTCTAAAAAACTTTTAGTAGATAAATATATAAATAAAAAGATGCCTATTAGTAGAATAGCAGAAGATTTATGTTGTGATGGTGGTACTATTCATAGGTATTTAAAAATATATAATATTCCTAGAAGAACTATATCTGAAGCATTAAAAGGAAAATTTGAAGGCAATAAAAATCCCATGTATGGTAGGCATAGATTTGGAATAGCTAATCCTTGTTACATAGACGGCAGAAAAACAGTTAAACATTATTGTGTGGATTGCGGTAAAGAAATATGTTATACTAATTGGAATGTTGGGAATAGACGGTGTTGTTCATGTTCCAGTAAGTTAAAATGGAACGATAAAGAATTTAAAGATAGGGTTATTACTGCTTCTATGTTAGGCAGACAAGTTAAACCAAATAAACCAGAAAAATTACTTAACGAGTTACTTCGAGAATTATTATTAAAAGAGTATAAATTTGTTGGAGATGGAAAATTAATAATAGATGGATTTTGTCCAGACTTTATAAATACAAATGGACAAAAGAAAATAATAGAGTTGTATGGGGATTATTGGCACAATAAAACTGGAATGAAAGAAAGAGACGAACGTAGATTGAAAGCATATAAAAAATATGGATACAAAACATTGATAGTTTGGGAAAATGAATTGAAAGATATAAATAAATTAACAGATAAATTAATTAAATTTAATACTAAAATTGGACAAATGAAATATGAATCTGTATAGAGCTCCCGTAGCCGAAAATTTTTCCTGGCAACAACCCGTAGAAAGTAAGGTTACTCAACCAGTAGGTTCAGAGGCTAAAGGTTATCGTTATCTTATTACTGTAGGGACTGGAGATTTTACTGGTTATTCTAATTATATTGCTACTGCCAAGCAAGTAAATCCTTCTGCACCTTCACATTGGTATTTTGATGCTCCTTTTGAAGCTATGATGACTTATGTTAATGATGAGAATACTTTTTATGTTTATACAACAGTTTGGGCAATTTTTGCGGTTGCTTCATCTGAATCTTCTCAGTCTGTTGATAAGGAAATAGACCAGGTTAGTCATGGATTTGTAGTAGGTAATGTTGTTAGATTTAATGGCTCAATTTATGTAAAAGCCCAAGCAAATAATGGAACTAATTCAAGTAATGTATTAGGTTTAGTTAGTAATGTAGAAAGTGCTGACACGTTTACAATTAGGTGTATTGGATGGGTTGGAGGTTTATCTGGTTTGACTGCTGGATTAACTTATTTTTTAAGTTCTGATACCGCTGGGGCGCTGACTGCTACGGAGCCTACAGCTTCTGGAACAATATCTAAGCCCATGTTAATTGCTGTATCTACTACGTCTGGATTTATATTTGTTTTTAGAAATGTGCCTGGAACAGTATTTAGTTTGTTAGTTAGGGATACTGGTGGAGATTTAAAACCTTTAGATGATTATTTTGGTCAATTAGGTTTATTAGAATTAAATAGCGACGATGATTTAACTCCAAGTACAGAGTCTTTAAATGATACTTTACTAGAATTAGACGAGAATAATGCAGTTATGCCAAAGGTATAAAAATATTACATAACTAGCTCTGTTATGTATAATAAATTAAAGGAGCAAGGAGAATAGAATATGTCAACTAGAAATATTGTTCCACGTGCGGATGGGGAAGGTAATTTAGGTACAACATTAAAAAAGTGGTTTGGAATTTTTGTAAAAAGTATAACATTAACTTCAGGCGCAGAAATTAATGAATTTTCTATAGATGATACATTATTTGGAAATTCTGATAGTGCTGTTCCTACTGAAAAGGCTGTTAAGGGTTATGTTGCTAGTCAGACCTTATCTGGCCCAACTGGTCCAACGGGTCCAATTGGTATTCAGGGTTTGACGGGTCCAACAGGCCCAACTGGTAGTCAGGGTTTGACGGGTCCAACAGGCCCAACTGGTAGTCAGGGTTTGACGGGTCCAACAGGCCCAACCGGCCCAACAGGTGCGCAGGGAGACGCTGGAACTATATCTTGGAAAGACCCTGTAAGATTGCGTGCCGAAGGTAATGTGAATTTAGCTACCGAACTTGAAGAAGGAGATACCATAGATGGTAAAACATTAGTAGCAGGAAACTTAGTATTATGTGATAGACAGACTACAGGAACTCAAGATGGTGTATATGTTGCTTCTGCTAGTGGGGCTGCTTCTAGGGCTAGTCAGTGGCCTATTAGTAGTCATGCGGGTAATTGGGTAGTGTTTGTTCAAGACGGCTTAACCTATGCAGATAAGGCATATGTTTGTACTAATAATTATGGGGTAGATATAATAGGAACCGATGATTTAGTATTTGCGCAATTGGCTGATATAGGCCCCACAGGTCCAACGGGGGCTCAAGGATTAACTGGTCCGACTGGTCCAACAGGAACCGAAGGATTAAATGGGCCCACAGGCCCAACTGGTCCAACAGGTCCAACAGGTCCTACTGGTCCAACAGGTCCAACTGGGGTTACTGGTCCAACGGGGCCATCTGAATTAACAGCGGTTCCAGCATCAGACCACACTTCTACAGGGATAAAGTGTAATTTATATGCAGGTGAAGCTGTAGCATTTGGAAATGTTTGTTATGTAAAAAGTGATGGAAAACTGTGGAAAGCCGATGCTGATGCAATAGCTACATCTGGAGTAATAGCAATGTGTGTAGATGAAACTATTGCTGAAAATGCTTTAGGGTCATTTTTAATGTTTGGTATAGCGAGAGACGATACATGGGCTTGGACGGTTGGGGGTTTAATTTATCTTTCAACAGATGTTGGTGTAATGACTCAAACTCAACCATCAGGAACAGATGATGTTATACAGGTCTTAGGAGTTGCTACTCATGCAGACCGCGTGTTCTTTTCTCCAAATTTAGTACAGATAGAGCATATTTAAATTATGTTAAAAGACCCAGTTAAAAGAAAAGAGTATATGGAAAAATATTACCTAAAAAATAAGACTAAATTGATTGCATACTCTAAAGAGTATTATATCAATAATAGACTTGAAAGATTAGAATATCGTAAAGAGCATTATAAAAATAATAAGGAATATACGCAAACAATGGCAAGAGTTTATAGTAAAAAATGGAGAAAGGCTAATAAAGCAAAATCTAATTTTTATACGTATAAAAGACGTGCTTTATTGAAAGGCTGTACTAGTAAGGATGCTGATATGGAAAAAATTAAAGAGTTTTATTTATTAGCTGAGAAAATGACAAATAATTTGGGCATAAAATATGTTGTTGACCATATTAAGCCCCTAAGTAAGGGCGGTTTGCATCATCCTGACAATTTGCAAGTTATAACCATGAAAGATAATCTTATTAAATTTAATAAATTTCCATTTGATGTAGTGGATACCTATAAACCAACGTATTTTAATCCAAATTTAGTTCAACTAGAACACACATAGGGGATTTATAGATGGGAAATATTAAGAAGGTGTGCGGGGTGGTTAATGCTAGTATTAGTAAAATTAATCAGTTAGGTTTTTTGCTGGATTCTTATACAAAATTACTTCTTCATCTTGATAATAATGTTACAGATTCAGAAACAACTCCAAAAACAGTAACAAATAATGGTGTTACTTTTTCAGATACAATAAAGAAGTTTGGAACTTATTCGGCATATTTTGATGGTGCGAGTGGTACTTGTTTATCTATTCCAGATTCCGATGACTTTTGTTTTGGTGCAACGGATTTTACGGTGGATTTTTGTATAAATTTTTCATCCGTATCACAATACCATACAATATTTTCACAAGCCCAGAATCCTTGGGATGGCAAATATTATATGTTGTTTGATTGGCGACATAATTTTCCAAGTGGGGGGGGTTTTCGATTACATTTGGAAAATAACGGAACTGACATGGATAATCTTTGGTATTGGACACCAACAATTAATACTTGGTATCATGTGGCATTAGTTAGAACAGGGAATATTTGGAAAATATTTATTGATGGTTCTCAAAGCGGAGCCGATTATACAAATTCAGCTACTCTATATAATTATACAGATTCTTTCTATATTGGTAATCAATTTGGGTCTGGTGGGAGTTTTAATGGTTATCTCGATGAATTTCGGATTTCAAAGGGCGTTGCTCGTTGGACAAGTAATTTTACTCCGCCGTCTTCAGCTTATTATCAAATTAAAAAAATTGCTGGAGTATCTAATTAGTAATATTTTAAAAAAGGAAATATATTATGAATTGTCAATGTTATGAACGTAGTGATACTGTGGTATTGTATCATACCTTTTTAACAATAGAAGATAAAGAACCTTCTACTGTTATTAATCCACGTATAACTATAAGACATATTAATAATAGTGATGTTCTTATTACTGATGTTAATGAAGCTACTATGTTTTTAGTAGCGGAGAGCACATATTATTATAAATGGGTTGTTCCTTCTGATGCTTTTATAGGTAACCTTTCAGTAGAGTTTCAGGCTGTTTGTGATGGAGAATACCAAGAAGAAAATGAACTTATACAAATCGTGGGTTAGGAGATGAATTATGGAATCCTATGAAAGAAACCAAGAACATACATTATATGCAAATTTTTTGACCTTAGAAGGCAAAGAAGCAACTACTGTTACAGATGCAAAAATTACTATTAGGCATATCAATAGTAGCAATGTTGTTATTACAGATGTTAATGAGGCTGCCATGTCTTTTGGGGTAGAGACAATGTATTATTATAAATGGAATGTCCCTGCCGACGCTGATTTAACTGAGTATACTATTGAATATCAGGCAATTTTGGATGGCCAATACGCTGAAGCTAACGAACAACTTAGAATAATTGATAGTAGCACAGGGACTCCTGGAACATTATATACATCTAAAACAAAGGTAGCTAAATATCTTGGTGTGGATACTGATAAAATAGAAGACGATTGGATTGAGTGGGCAACTTATTATATTGATTTGTATTGTAATTGTATTTTTAGAGAAAAAACAGTAACTGAAAAATATGATATAAATAAATCTGGGCAAAGTGTATTATTTTTGGATAATTTTCCAGTCGTGTCCGTAACAGAAATTAAGAATGATGGCGAAGTAATGGATGTTGATGATTATTTAATTTATGAGGGTGAAGGAATCATAAAACTTGCTGATGATTTTGTTGGGAATATTTATAATGTTGGGGCATTTATTTATGGAAGGCAGAAGATAGAAGTAACATATAAATATGGTAGAGCATCTGTTCCTGATGAAATTGAGTGGGCTGCGACTGTCGTAGCTTCTCAAATAGCCTTTACTAGTTTAGTAAATTCTGGAGAAATAAAATTTGGAAATATTACAGAAGAACAAATAGGTGAATACAGATATAAAGAAGGAAGTCAAAGTTCTATAAAAGACGATGTTTATGAAGCAAAGAGTGTTGCAGATAGGTTAGAAGAAGATGTTTTTAGTGCCAAGAATATTTTAAGAATCTATAGAACAAGAAAAATGAGGGTTGTGTAATGGTAGTTACTGTAACCTTTAGTAGAGTTTCCAGTGGCCAAGCTATAGCCGATGTTTTGAAGGGGACTAATTCTGGGATTAATCATGGCAATGTAGCAAATGGAAAAGAAACATACCCAGAAGATATTTATATAAGGCATAATGGGCTAAATGAAATAACGGATTGCAAGTTTTATTGTCAGCAATTTACTGGAACTTATGATGGTGGTCAGACTGCTTTATTGGATTTTGATGAATTAAAAGCATGGGGAGATGCAAGCGCATCTAAAGGATTTTTAATAGATGTAAATCATGATGGCATATATGAATATAACCTAAGAACCTCTCAAATGGATAGTTTAGCAAATGCAGTAGCTTTAAATGATTCAAGTGCTGGAGGCTCTAATCCTGATGATATTGGCGTTGGTGGGGAAGCTCATATAAAGCAAAGGATAGCGGTTCCTTCTACTGAGAGTGTTCCAGGTGTTAGGCTCCTAGATTTTTTGATGAAATTTTCGTATACTTCATAAACTATTTTAAAATATATTGTCCCAATTGTTCTTTTTTATCGTATAATATATATGTAGGGTAGTAATTATATACATATTGGGCCAAAATAATCACAAGTCATTGAAGATATTTGGGTTATATAAAATTAGGCCACAAGTGAATGAGTCAAGTAGTCTAAATTAACCTCATAAGCTTGGGCCTATGAGGATTTTTCATTTATGGGAACCCGTTGGATATTACACAAAAAAGATGGGCAAACTACAACTTCTGATTGGGATTCTAATGAAGTTTCCTTTAGGAAAAACTGGTCAGAAGATATAACATCCATCCAACTTCAAAGAGAAGACAAGAAACTTTATACATTATCTGCTAGAAAAGGCTCTAAAAGCCTATTTTGGCAGACTGATGATTTCATACTGGACACAAATACAGAACAAACTAGAATGCTTGCTAGGAAGATTTTTAAGAGTTTAGGAGACAATAATTGGTTGGAATTATGTTTAATAGAAGGCAAAGAAAAACCAACTATAAATATAATAAATAAAGTAATTAAGGTATTATAATGGTAGATACAAATAAAAAAATATACACACAATTTAATATACAAGCAATTGTAAGAGACCCTTGTGATGCTAATTTTGAGGCTTTGTTGAATCAGACGGCTGTGCAAAAACGAAGTTATTCAAGTGAAGAAGCAGTAAAAAAGGTCAACGAATGGGGAGAGGTTATAATGTTTTCTCCAACTGCTCCAATAATTAACTCCGCATTGAAAATAAGAATTGACCCAGATAGAAACAGGTCGGCGACAGGTTTCAAGGTAGAAGCGCAAGGTGGTCTTATTACTTCTGATTATCGTGGTTTTGTTTGTCCAGGTGAGAATGTAATAGAAAATGATATAATTGAGTTGGGAACTAGGAAGTATTTGGTTTTATTGGTGGAAGATTTATTTGAACGTAGTAAACTACATCATAAGGAATTGCGTTTAACTCGTTTGGACCAACTTTAAGGATTAATTATGGAAGTTAGTGCAAAAGTAGTAGGGGCAGAAGAAGTAATAAATAAAATACAGAAATTCAACGACATAGCCTATAGTGAATTAGGCCAAAAGATGGTTGAGGTTGTTGATTCTGTTATGACTGATGCTAAATATTTTGCACCAGAGGATACAGGATTTTTAAAAGAACATATTACTGGTAGGGTTATTAGTAAAATTAGGGGTGTAGTAATTGTTGGGCAAGTTAGGTCGAGTGCCCGTTATAGTATTTTTCAAGAGCTAGGCTGGAGTGGCAAACCAGAAGGTCATCCATTTTTAGTTCCAGCTATAAATAAAAATAAAATGTTAATGTTAGAAAAATTCAAGAGTGCTATGGATACGGCCATAGAGAAATCCGCGGTTGGAAAATATTATGGCGGTGGCAAAGAAGGAATATTAACACACACTTTGGCAGAATAATATGTTAGATTTAATTAAATTAATTAGAGACCAACTATTAGCAGATTCAACTATTACAGCTTATGTTGGTAGTAGAATTTATATGGAAGGAAAACCCGTTGGGAATATTGAATCAGATTATCCTCAAGTTACTATAGAGGCTTCCGATGGTAATACGGATTCTTTAACTAATGATTATTTTCCTGATTTAAGAATAAATGTATGGACTAAGGGTTCAGGATGCAGAACTATAGCGGGGTTAATTGCTAAACAAGTTTTATTAAATATAGATAAAAAATCCTATCTAACTAATGACCCAAAAGTTTACCAATTATGGAAATCAAATAGTATTCCCGTATGGGAAGATGATACAAAAGTTTTTCATTTAGTAATGACTTTTGATGTTGTTATGGAAGGGCATGGTGGAGATTGTTAAAATTATTTAAGAAGGAGGAATAAAAATGTCAGACAAGGCTTATGTAGTAAAAGACCAGGGGCAGGGACAAACTGTTACTAATTTAAAAAAGCATTTGACTTTGGAAGTTACTTCAATTAGTAAAGATGATACTATTACAGTGGCTGCTTTAACAACTGCCAATGTTGTAAAAGTTATTGATTTGTCAGACGCAGCAGTATATACTGCTACGGTATTAACGAATGTTATTACTATAACAGATGTTCTTTGTGTAACCAAGCACGTCATAGTTTTAGTTGTTGGTGTTTAATTTTAAATAAATAAAAAAGGAGGAAATAAAAATGGGAACTCGTAAATTTTCAGTCGGGCGCATTAAGCGGGCGGGCGTATATGTAGGAGTCTGCACAGGTATTACAGTTAGATACGATGGTAATCCTCAAGAATTTCGTGGTGGAGATTATCGTTATCCTTTAGACATAGTTCCTGGGGACCAGTCTTTAGTAGTTTCTGCTGAGACAGCCGAATACGATGCAACAGAACCTACTTTTGGTGTTGCAGAAACCTTGGAATTAGAATCTGGAGCAAATACGGGTGGTATAGTTGTTTCTTTGACCAATATGGTCTTAGTTTCAGCCGAAATTACATCTGCTCAGAATGCTTTTGTTGCTACTCGTTTAGAGTGGAGAAAGAAAGATACAGAAATTTAATAACATAGTGTAGATTAATAACAGAAATTTTAAGGAGAGATAAAAAATGGCTAATGAAAATGTTATTAGAAGGAAAGGTATATCTATTACTTTGAGAGACGGTAATGAGTATACTGTTCTACCATTACCAATTGATGACTTAATAGAAATCTGGCCTTTAGTAGTTAAGTTAGAAAACAAAGAAAAAGATGTTAGTGTAGAATTACTTAATGATATTAAACATCTTGTTTATGTAGCTTTAAAAGGGTCAAATAAAATAGAAGAATCAGAAGTAGGTAAAATAGTAGATTTGGCAGACCTTCAAGAAATTATTAAAGTTATTGTTGGACAAAAAGCAAAAATAGAAGCTTAATAATATGGATGATACTAGCTATGATATAGACTGGGCAGAAATTGTTGATATTTTGGCCAAAGAATATGGATGGACTATTGAATATATTAAATCCTTAGACTTAGGCCAAATAACTTCATTACTTAAAGTTATAAGAGCTAGATATGATAAGCAAAATAATAATGAAGGAACTACAGATGAAGAACTTTCTATATCAGATTTAAAAGCTATGGGTGGAAAAGAACAAACAAGAGAAGATGGAAGAAAAGAAATTGTAATATAAAGGAATTAATAATTGGAAACTATCCTAGAGCAAAAACATTGTAAAGAATGTGGAAAAGTTCTTTGTTTAACTAATACTAGCGGATTATGCCGTTCTTGTGGCAAACTTGGAGAACGTAATCCTAGTTTTAAACACGGGCAATGTAAAACGGGTTCTATGTGTATAGATTGTGGTAAGGTTATTTATTATGAGTCTATTAGATGTAAGGTCTGTGCTAATACTGGAAAATTAAATCCATTATCAGGCTATTTTGGGGATTTAAATCCAAATTATAAAAATGGAAAACCAAAATGTGCTTGTGGTAAAGAGTTACATTATGGCCATACTAAATGTATTGATTGTTACACTGATAACTTTTATGGAAGTGGTAATCCTAACTGGAAAGATGGTGTTACATTAATTGGTAGGAGAATAAGAAATCTTAAAGTATATAAAGAATGGTATAAAGCTTGTTTAGAAAGAGATAATTATACTTGTCAAAGATGTGGAAGTAAGGAAAATTTAGAAGTCCATCATAAAATTTCAGTTAGGAAAATTATAAAAGACAACAATATAAAAGATTCTAAAATGGCTTTAGATGTTCCAGAACTTTGGATGTTGGAAATAGGTATTACTTATTGTTTTAATTGCCATTGTTTTGTTGACCGAGCTAGATGGTTTTTGAGTAGGAGGAATAAAGAATGGTCAAAATAGGTGAGATAGAAGTAGTAATTTCAGCCACGACTTCAAAACTTCGTGCCAACCTTGCACAAGCTTCTTCATTGATTCGTGACTTTTCTTTGTTAAGTCAAGGTCTTACTGGGGGGATTAGCGAGGCTTTTAGACAGGTTTCAGACGTAGCTATAAAAGGTTTGCAGATTGGTATAGCTGCTTTAGTTGGTTCTTTTACTTTAGCGGCTACGGCTGGGGCCGAGTTTGAAGATTCAATGATGCGAGCATTTACTATAATGAAAGAGGGTGGAAATGCTACAGCAGATTCACTTTCTCAAATGACTAGTAAAGCTTTGGAATTAGGCAGAGAATCATTATTTTCTGCTATTGATGCCGCTGAAGGTATGCAAGTTTTAGCTAGGGCGGGTTTTAATACTAAAGAAGTATTAGATTCTATTGGTCCTGTTATGAATCTTGCAATATCGGATAATTTACAATTAGCAGAATCCGCAGATTATGTTATATCAGCCTTAAGGAGTTTCAATTTTTCAACATCAGAGGCGAGAAGAGTAACAGATATTATGGCTTTAGGCGCTTCTAAAGCTAGTATGAATGTTAGCGAATTAGCAGAGGCTTTTAAATATGTTGCCCCTGTTGCAGCGGGTGTTGGCATATCTATTGAAGAAACTGTAGCTGCTATAGGTCTTTTAGCCGACGCTGGCCTGAAAGGAAGTATGGGAGGCACAACTCTTCGTAGGGCTTTTTCTGAATTATTATCTCCAACAGCAAAAGCAGAAAAAATATTGGCAAGCTTAGGAGTTAATGCGGTTACTTCTTCTGGAAAATTGAGACCATTTGCAGATATTTTACGAGATTTAAAAACTGCTGGAATGACTGCTGCTCAAGCTATGGAAGTTTTTGGTCAACGTGGTGGGCCAGGAATGATAGCTTTACTTAGTAGAGGTTCTGCGGCTCTTAGTTCTCTAACAAATGATTTGCGTAATTCTCAAGGAGCTGCCGAGGATATGTCACAAGCCTTTAGAACTACTGTAAAAGGTAGAACAAGGGATTTGATTGCATCGGTTGTGGATTTGGGTTTAGCTTTTTCAGAAAAATTTAAAAAGCCATTAGCAGAGGCAATATTTTTTATTCGTAATTTTGTTGTTGATATAGTAAATGTTGGTAATAGGATGGGCATCTTTAAAACTATTATTGCAGGGGTTCAGGATGCTTTAAAACCTATTTCTGGATTAATAAAGGAGTTAGCAGCAGATTTTAAAGCGTGGCTTACTACATTAACAGCTAAAGATGTTTTACAATTTTTTAGTAGTATTAAAAAAGGAATTGAAGGTTTTATTGAGTCTTTTAAAAAAGGCGAAATTGGTGCCATAGTAAAGGATACTTTAAATGTTTTTATTGGGCTTGGAAAAATAGTTATAGCAACTATACAAGGTATAACCGCAGCTTGGATGGCTCTTCCACAAGGTTTTAGAGATGCGGCTCGCCCAATATTAATTATTGTAGCCCTAATTATACAGTTATTTGGTGGTATTTTGAATATAATATTTTTGATGGTTGCTTTAAATGCTTTATGGGCTTCTTTAGGTTTAAAGATTACACTGGGTGCAGTTGCTTTAGGCGCTCTTAAATCTATTTTGTTATTTATTTGGCCAATTGTTGCTGTTATAGGAGCAGCAATAGGTGGTTGGGCTTTAGGAAGTTTTATAGGACAATTATCAGTTGTTCAAGGAGCTTTTGCTGCTTTATTTATTTTGGTACAGGCGTTAGGTCCAGCCATTAAATTGATGGCCATGAGTCTTCTGTCAGTAAGTCAGCCTTTAATATTATTAAATAAAAATTTTAGAAAAGATTGGATAGCTACTTTAGAAGAAATAAAAATAAAGACAGCAGCACTAGGAGAAATAGATTGGTTAGGTAAGAAAAAAGAAACTGAACAAAAGGGTAAAGGTAAGGAAGAAGTTGGCGGTGGTTATTTAGAAGTAGGAGGTCGTAAGGTAAATTTAGAAACTATAAAAGCCAACGAAGAAATTGAAGCTATTAAAAAAATGATTGGTCAATCTGATAGAATTGAAGGTGCATTAGGCCCATCTATAAGAACTTCTTTGTTAATAGGGTTGCAAGACCGTTTAGATGAGTTAGAAAAAATTGTAATGGACCAAGAGGGTGATTTAGCAGCTTTAAATAGGCAAACTATAAAACCAGAATCCGATAGAAAAAATAAAGCCAGAATTGGTGCGGGGTTAGAATAATGAGTAACTGTTATTTCAATAGCGTTGCCATAGGCGACTTCGGAAGCATGAATGTAGATACAGAGCAAGAAATAGAAATACATAAGATTCCACGTGCAGACGGAGCCATACTGCGCAGGAGGGGTGGTGGGTTAAAGACTATAAATATAGCAGGTTGGGTTAAAAAAATGAGTAGGCAAGAACTTGAAACTTATATTGATGGGCTTGCTGGTGCTTTTGGTTCTGGTTTAGCAGATTTAGTAGTAAATCATAACACATATTCAAATTGTATTTTGAAATCTATTTCACCTGGGTCAGATTACTACAAATGGTCTAGGTTTACGATAGTTTTTTATAGGTCGGGAGATTAATTTAAAAGAAGGGAGGTAAATACTTATGGTGGTAAATTGTATTGTACACGCAAATAAATCGGCTGTAGATGCTACAAGAGTAGCCCAACCAGCCAATTATATTCAGATGGACCTAGCAAATGATAAGCTAATTTTTTCTGCTGGTTCTGCTGCTGTCGCTGATGGGCAGCCTACTCCTAGCTCTGCCGAGCTTAATGAGGCTGCAACAATTATCCAAGCTATACCAGTAGAAATTGCTCATACATTTTTATTGGATGTATCTGACGTTGGTGCGGAATTAAAAGAAATGTTCATGGCCAACTCAGGAAATTATAGATATGTTATTTGCTTGGCTTTTGATGGGGCAACAGCAAGCGAACCTACATTAGAAGCTTGGGATGATGATACCCACGTAACAGCTAATTTAAATTGCTTAGGTTTAGGAACACCAGCAGACAGTATGTTGAAGGCTGTTTTAACTACTGGGGGTGCTCCTGGTGCAAGTTGGGTTGGAACTCCTATTGCGGGGGGAGCTGCGCCGAATGTTTTACTTTTAAACGGGGGTGGTGGAGCATTAGGTGGGGCTACTGATGTATATGTAAATATACATTGGGACGTGCCTGGTGCGTTCCTTTCTGCTTTCCAAGAATCGCCTTGCATCAGCGTAAGATTTACTTACGTTTAATAAAAAAGTTTTAAAACTTAAAAAGGTGATAATATATCATGCCTATTTTCAGAATTGTGTTTCAAGATTCTTCTATATTTTTAGGTGGAGAATCAATACATTGTTCAAAATGGTTAGAAATTCCAGATGATAGGCTCATAGCCCGTCTGGAATATTTTTTTGGAACTGGTGAAGGTTTAATTTTAGAAGGATTTGAATCTTATCTATGTTTTGTAGAGGATGATACTAAAATTGCTGGACCAGTTGGTAATTGTCCAAAATGTAATAGTAAAGGAAAAATATCTAAAAGGATTACAAAGTATACAAATAATGATATTAAACAAGAATTTATTGCAAGATGTACTAAATGTGACTGGATTGGAAATATACAAGATTTAAAATATTTAATTGTTCCTACAGGTGATAAATATATTTATATTATGGGATTAAAGAATGGAATGGTAACTTCTTATAGATTATCTTTGGTAGGTAAGGATGGCGAGGATAAATATAAAATTGGAGACATAACTAAAAGGGTTTTACCATTAGGACAAGAACACAGGGGGAGACCTACTAATAGGGCCCTGTGGAAAATGGGAGTTAAATAATGGCGTGGTTAGTCGGTGGTTATACCTATAGAAGAAAGATTACATTAGATTATACTAAATTTCCATCTACTTTAACTGATTTTCCTTTATTAGTTAAATTAACAGCGGCTAATTTTGATTTTAGTAAAATTTTAACTGCTGGTGGATTAGATATTAGGTTTACTTCTAGTGATGGTTCAACTTTAATTAAATTTGATAGAGAATTTCATGGTCAAATTACTACCCCTGATACTTATGGTTCTGATATTTGTACTGGTGGCACAGCTAGTGCAGATTCTGTTAATGGTGGTGAAGTTGCAGCAAACGCTTTTGATAATAATACAGGAACATGGTGGACATGCAATACTGCTTTACCGATGCCACATTGGTTAAAATATGATTTAGGTTTTGGAGTTACAAAAATAGCTAGAAAGTTTACATTAATGGCAAGAACAGCTGACCCTAGTGGTAAACCAAAAGATTTTAAATTACAAGGTTCAAATAATGATAGTACTTGGGATGATTTACATTCTGAAACTGGTATAACGTGGGCAGACGATGGCCCAAAAACATATACATTTGCAAATTCAACGGCTTATCGTTATTATCGTTTATATATTACAGATTCTTCGGGTGGGACTTATGTTCAAGTTAAAGAACTTGAAATTATGGAAGTTACAACCCCTGGAACTACTAGTGATTATGGATATTATTGGGTAAAAGTACCTACGGTTTCAAATAGTGTCAATACCGAGATATATATTTATTATGGTAAATCTGGTGATTCTGATGGCTCAGATAAGAATAATGTTTGGGATTCTGGATATAAGGCAGTATATCATCTTGGAGAAGTTGGTAATGGAACATTAGGTGAATTTAAGGATTCTACAAGTTATGCTAATGATGCTCAAGGTAATACTGCTCCAACAAGAGTTTGGGATAAAATAGCATATAATCAAAGTTTAGTTACTGCAAATAATATATTAATCCCCGATGATGCGGATTTAGAAATTGGAAGCTCCGAGTTTGTTCTTAGCTTTAAAATTAAATTTGATTCTCTTTCTGGGAATTTTGGACTTTTACAAAGATATACGAGTGGTTCTAGTTATTTTTATATTGCATATGAAGGCGGTAGTCTACGCTTTAGAGACTATGGTGGCTCTATTGATTTTAGTGTTAGTCCAGGTTTTTCTACGGGTGTGTGGTATGATTTAGAGTTTATTAGGACTGGTAATGATTGGAAAGTTTATAAAGACAATATTCAAATAGGCTCTACATATACGAATTCGGCAGCGTTAATTGGGCGAAATGAAGGTTGGAGTTTTGGTGGAAATGCTGCCCAATACGATGCGTTTAATGGAAGTCTTGATGAAATTAGATTTTCTATTGGAACACCTCGAAGTAGTAATTATAGAACTTCAAGAATTTCTTCAGACGATAACACAGTTAATACTGTTGGCATAGAAGAAGTAAATCCTATTGAAGTTATAGAAGATTTAGATGTTGACATAAGGACTAAAATTGAAGAACTTTCTGACATTGCTACTGATATTAGAGCAAGATATACTGAAGAAATAAAAGATATTGATACAGACATAAGGACAAAAGAGCAAGCATTTATTGACTTAGCAATTGATATTAGGGTTAAATTAGAAGAACATTTTAAAGATATAGATTTAGATATTAGAGTAATAAAAGAGTTATTAGAAGACATAGCTATTGATATTAGAGTTGCGGAAGATGTTTTAAAAGATATTGATACAGACATAAGAGTTAGAAAAACTGTTATAATAGACTTAGAAACAGATATTAGAGCAGTCTTAAGAGATTTTATTGATATAAGTACTGATATTAGGGTAAGTCAAAGGATTAGTAAGAATCAATGTGTAGTTGAAGAACTCTATTTTGAAGAGGGTCAATATTTAGCAAGCCAAAATGTTACTATTCATTTGAAGGTTTATGGTGCTTTAAGAATGCAATTTAAAAATGAAGTAGGGGGAACTTGGTCGGCTTTAGAAAATTATTCTAATACTAAAGTTTGGGTGTTGGTTGCTGGAAATGGGGCAAAACAAGTTTATGTAAGATTTACAGATATTCAGAATGTTTTATCTGATGGAACAGATGTGATTGAGGCCGTCTTAAATGATACTACACCAACATTAGTAACTATAGAAGCATATACTGATAGCGGTGCTCTTACGCCTATTCCAGATTCTACTTACCAGACTGATAAAACTCCATTTTTTAGATGGCAGATTCCCATTTTTAATATACCATATTCTGGATTTAGTTATTCTTTGGATGGAATTCCTTCGGATGTTGGAAATATATCAACTCCTGATATGGTTCGTAATGGTATGGTAGTATCAAAAAAAGCCCCAGCCTCTAATATGATTTTTGAGACTTCTGTAGGTTATTATTATTTTAAAGCTGATTTAAAAGCATATACAATTCAAGAAGTAACACTTAGTAATGGAGATTTGACCAACGACCGTATAGATATAATATATGTTAGTGGAACAAGTGAAAGTTTAAATGTAGCAGAAGGAATTCCAGCACCAATACCTTTGGAACCAGTTATTCCAGAAGATGCAATAAAACTAGCTACTATTTTAGTTCCTGCTGGAGTAACAAAATCTGAGGATACGACATTAACAGATTCTAGGCAACTTTATGTGGAATTAGATAAGTATTTAACAGAGCCTTTAGCATTAGGCCAGCATACTTTAAAAATAAAAGGAATTTGTGCTAATGGTTTAATTAGCAGTATTTCTACTTTTAATATTTGGGTAGCTAATAATAATCCCATAATGGGTGAGATTAAATGTTATACTAATGTTACAAAAATTGTTGAGTTGGGTAGCGGATTATATCAGACTTCTGATAATACTCCTTATTTTGAATGGACAGATGCTCCAGCAGAGCCAGGGCCAATTAGATATTACTATACAGAAGATGGAACAGAACCTGATATAGGAGATTCTTTTTTAATTGTTAATAATTATACTCCTGGAATTTATGCCTCTGGAATTACCATTTTAAAAGTAAAACCATACGATGTGACTACAAGTTATTGGGGTGAAACTAAGTCTTTTATATTTATTTATGGAACTCAGGTTTTTACGGATGACCTTGCTATTATTTGTGGAAATACCATATTAAAACAAAGTTTAAAGGAAATACACCTTAAGGATATTTCTTGGGATTTTAATAGTGCCAGAGTTTGCCATTTTTTTCAACCCGCAGCCTTTGATGCTAATTTACCATTTTCAGAAGGGGCGGTAATTTGTGTAGTATGTGGTTCTAGTAATATAACCTTATTTACTGGGAGAATATTACAAATTGAAAGGACTATTGATATAGGTGCTGAGGGGGTAAATTATAGTTGTTCCTGTGCAAGACAAGATTTAGCAGAGGAATATGCTTATATTATTCATGATGATTATGGAGAAACTGCTCAAATAACTTTTAATGATGTGGCTTTGAATACTGCAATAGATACAATCGTTTCAAAATTTCCTACTATTGTTAAAAAAGTCGAGAGTTATCCAACAGGGGCAAATATATCAGATGAGTATATAGGGCAAACTGTTTCTAGTGTTTTGGATAGTATATATGCTAAAACTAAATATGGTTGGTATATGAAACCCGATGGTAGTTTAGTATCTATAGATTTAACAGCTACTAATTCTGGAGAAGCTAAATTTGGTATTTATGGAACTACAGTAAATGCAATATCTCCACAATATAATGTCATGGCTGCTAATTTACAATTCGATATAACTAATAGATATAATAAGTGTATAATTGAAGGAGCAAAAAAGCAGGAAAGAGTAACCTTAAATGGTAAGTGTATAGGAATAAGCAAGAGTGGGGAAGTGGTAGTTAGTGAAGGAGACAGGTCTGATGATGTGTTATATAAAGTATTTGAATTAGACTCAAAATGGCCTGTTATTAAAATAATAGAGACTTTTATAAGTTATGCAAGATTAAAACGATTTATTTTAATGCCTATTGGTGATACCGTATCTGGTAGTATAACTAAATTTATTATAAATTTTTTAGAAACTGAAATTTGCAGGGAGAATAGTATTAACAGAATGAAGAGAGGAGTAAAGTATACAACTCAGCCAAGTAGTTCTGATACTAAGGCAGAAGGGACCCCTACAGAAGCAACTGAAGGAACACAGTCTCCTGGAGCAATGAGCTCCCAACTTCCAGGGTTTGGACCATATACTATAGAAACAGATACCGAAGTACGAGGAAGTTTAGGCCCAGAGAATACTGTTAGATTTTCTAGAGCTGTGTACAGTTATTGGCCAACCGCAGAAAGTGTTAATTCTAATCAGATAGTCGCTACCCCAGGACAGAATATACGTAATGGATATATTAATTATTATTGGAGAAACCCACCTGAAAAAAGATGTGCAAGTCTTACAGCAGATGTGCTTATAGAAACTGTGCCATTAAAGGTTGAAGTAACAGTCCCAGGAACTGCTAGTAATATTAGTAAAACTTTGAGGGTTGTAAATACAAGTTTTAGATATAGTGAAGACCCCGAAGACCCTGTAGATGATACGGCTAGAATGACTCAATATGCTCAAGACTTATTACAGAAGTATAAGGATATAAAAGTAAATGGCTCAATTACATTAGATACTATAGATTTAACTTGGGATTTAGATAAAACAGTAAATCTTATTAATACAGACCAGAGTAGTTGGAGCTCTTTGAATGCCAAAGTTATTGGTATAAAATATGATTTTGATGCTAATACTACGACCCTTGAAATTACTTCTGAATATTTAAAGTAAGGAGGATAATAATGGCTCTTACTAGAGAAGAAAGACAAACCATAGAAACATTAATAAAGAAAGTAAGGTCTTTAGAAGATAGAGTAAATACTTTAGAAAATTTATTAACAGCTTTACAAAAAATGGTAGACGGTATTAATGCGGAATCTAACATTCTAGATTGGTCCAGTGACCAAATTAGTGAATGGTTAAAACCTTATATTTTGACATATATGACAAATACGGGAACTAAATTAACTAAACATAATCACACTAATGACCAGCAGGGCGGGGATTGTTTTGCTAAACTGGGCGCAAACTTGATAGATTAGATACTGGAGTTTTATTTAATGATTTACAAACCAAATAAAAAAGAAATCAAACAACTAAAGGAACTACATAGGGGTTATAATTTTTTAAAAAAAGGATTTGAAATAATTATAAAAAATATTCCTAAAAAAGATAGTGATATAGAAGTTTATGCTTATAGAGCAAGTAAAAATATAGAAAATATACTAAAACGAGTAACAGAATTATTAGAAGTTCAATATGTTGATAAAGAGTTCTTTAAAATAACGGAAATGTTTAATAAAAAATCTAAGAGTAAGTAAAAATGACTTTTATATGGACTCCCCCAGACCCTTTAAATAATAAAGCTAAGACTAGAAGTATTTATATGACAGAACTTCAAGTCGCCGCCAATGTAAAAAGAGTAGAAATAGCCCAATCCCAGTTGTCCTTTATTAATCAGAATATAGGCAAAGAATTTGTATTAGGCGCTATTGAAGAATTAAAGACCGTAACTAACCAGTTAGCAATAGACTTTGGTTATTCTACTGGGGTAGAGGACCCCCTATTATTAGGTAGGCCTTATGTTACTATTACAAAAAAGTATGGAAAAGCTGTTTGTCATTACCCTATATTGAATGATTTGAGAGTAGTTTTGAATGCTTTGGAAATTCAAGCAGGTTTAATTTTTGCATATGTATTAGAACACCCAACTTTAGGTTTTGATAATGTTGCAAATTTGGGTATAAGTAATGGGCCATTAGATATTAAATATCAATTTGAACCTCAGTTTGGTTCTGGTTACTTAGGGGCTAATGGTATAAGTTGTGATGTTAATTACATATATAGGTTGCACGTAACTCCCACAATATTCACTTATGTATATAAGGATAATCCGTATACAGGAATTAATGATACTATAAAAGTTATAACTCCTTGGCAAGCTACGGATATAACCGTTGATGAAAATTATGTTTGGTTAATTGGCTATATTTATATAGGACCTGGTAATTATAATTGGCAGATTAAAAAACTTCTTAAATCTAATTTAACTGTTTTAAATACTCATACACCTCTTAATCAACTTAGTGGCGGCTACTGGGCTATGTGTAATGATAAGGATACTCTATATATTACGGGGGTTAATTCTTCTAATATTTCTGAGATAAGGAAGTATAGTAAATCAGATTTTAGTTATATTGCTTACTCCGTTGATGGTCATTTTGTTCCAGATATAAATAGGTATACAAGGATTAATGATGCGAGTATAGATGATTCTTATATTTACGTTACGTATTATGAAGAAAATATGCCACTTTTACCACCCCTTGAAAAAGTTTCAGCAATTTTAAAATTAAATAAAAGTAGTATGACACTAAATACTATAATAGAGAAGTACGATAATCTTGCCATAAGTCCACAACCGTTTGATTATTCATCAATAAGCGTTAGCAAGGATTATATATATATTATCCCCAAGCATTATCCTGCGGGAGTTTATAAGGTTGTTGTTTATAATAAATCTGGTGGTGTGTTGTATTCTAATGAATTTGTTGCTGGGCAGGGAGTAACAGATAAAGAATCTAGGCATTTAGTCTGTAATTTAGAAGAATATCAAGTAACTTTATCTTAATTGCAGCTTTCTAGTTTTGACCCTTCTTTATCACTTTTACAATAATCTCTAAAATTACATTGTTTGCATTGGGTTGAACTTCTTATGTAGTCTCTTGTAGGAAGTTCTTTATTTTTTATGTAATATTTGGCTTCTTTATATCTTTTTATTATACTACTTATTTTAATATCTTTGCAAATCCCACCATTAATAACTGGATAAATATCCTTATCTATTTCTATCCAATCTATTCTATGATAAACATCTTTAGTTGCATATTTAGATACCATAGAAGGGCAATACTTTATTAGAAAGAAGGGTTGTTGGGGTTTATAATAAACAACATATAAGAATGTTTGTAAAAGGTGCGGGTCCTTTGGCTTATTAAGTAATTGGTAAGTGCTGTTACTGTAGTTTTTTACTTCAATGCCACAATGTTCTTGTTTGTTATCTACAATTATATCAACTTCTCCAGACAAAATAATATCATCTACTATATTAACTTTAAATTTACGGTTTTCTTGTTTATTGGCTTCTTTAGAATATAACTTTTTTGCAACTAATTCTTTTCTTGTAGCATATTCAACAAAGTTTCCTATTTTGCCAAGTAACTTAACCCTATCTGGTAAAGGGTTTGATTCAGGAACCTTATTCCATTGATAAAATAACTGTCGTAGACATTTCCCTGTAAGAGTTCCATCTGACTTCAAGCAGCTCGCCTCCGAGGGCCAAAATTTCCACTCTTGCCTAGCATAACTAGTTTTTTCAGGTAAGGGTTCTTTAATTAAGTCTATCAAAGATTTATCCATAAATATTTACCCAGTAAATACAATAACATCCTATCAAAAAGATGATTACGGAAACTACAATAAAAAATTCATCAGCATAAGATTTAGAAAATTTTTTCATATTATTTCCCCAATTTTAAATCTTCCAAAAATGTTTTAATAGAAATACTATCAACAACAAGAGAATGGGTTATTCTTGCCATAGGTATTCCTAAAAATCCAGGATAGGTTTCAAGAGCGTAAACTAAACCTACTAAATTTCCATTTTTATCATAGGTACCTGACCCGCTGTTTCCGTATATGCAAGGTACTTGAATTAACATGGATATTCCTTCATAACCACTCATAACACCTTCAGAATAGATATTTTTTACGCCCAAAGGATTGCCAACAACATAAACAGGGTCTTGGATATTTACAGAAGCAACTCCTGGTATTGCAACTTTATCTTTTAATTTACTAGTAATTTTAATAACAGCCAAATCAACATAACTATGATATTTTACAACTTCCGCTGGTATAGTTTTATTTTCAACATATAATTTTACAGATTCTTGATTTCGGCCCGCCACGTGGTTATTTGTAAGAATAAATGTTTCAGTATCCGTAATCTTAACAATAACCCCTGTTCCACTCCAGCATTGGTCATTTTTTGATACTGGGTAAGTTAAATTATTTTCTTCACTATCTTTTTCAGAACAACCTATAACATAAACAGTATGTGCTTTTAATTCTTCATAAGTAGGTTTAATTTTCTTTGTTTCTTCAGTCTTTTTATCTTCAATAACTTTTTGTTCTCTTGCCCTATTTTGGTCAATAATAAATTGATTTGAGTTTATGACATTTTCAAGAGCTTCTAAAATTGCAGAATAAACTTGAAGAGATAATTCAAATCTCATACCTTGTGTTGCATTTGAAGTAGCAAATTCCGTTGTTATTCTTTTTTGTAAAATAGTTATATCATTTTTAATTCCAGATATATATACTATTTGTAAAAAGAAAGCACAAACAATTATCATAGTTACAAGGGTTTTAATTCCATTTTTTTCTATCCACTCGCCAAATTTTGTCATATTACTCCCTTCGTTTTAAGTGATTCTTTGTATTTTTTTCATATAATGTACAGGAAGAAATCTTTGTAAACCATTACCATAATCCCTAATTAATACATGACCATTTACCCAATCTTTTATGTCACTATCATAAGTCAAGGTATGGCTAATTATTTTTATCTTTTTTATTTTTTTCTCTATAAGTATTTGTATTACCTCTTCTTGGATACCATAAGCTTGTAACTTATGAAAGAAATGCCGAGGGTTTACTTGTTTAATAAAGGTATCCCCTTCAATATGACCAGCAAGAATCAACTTTTCTTTTTTTGGGTCATAGGTTGTTACTTTTTCCATTTTGGTCAACCTCCTTTTCTAAAC